GTTGTGCAGGTGTTAAATCTTCTAAATTACCTGCATAGTTAGAAGGGTCTATTATACCTTCTAATAAATTATTGATAATTCTATCTTTTTCGGAAATAAGTTCTTCTATTTCCATAGTTATTTCTTCAGAAATGTATCTTTAAATTTTTTAACATCTTCCTTTGTGAAACCATTTCTAGGTGCTTTGTCACGATTCTTTTCTAAATCTTCGTAATATCCCATTATCTACCACCTAGTATTTTAAATGCTTCTTCAAAAAACTCTTTATCTTTAATAACTATTGGTCTTGCTTTTTTTCTAACAGGGCTAAGTCCTTTTTTCATTCTTTGTTTGTTAACTTGTTTCTCCATTAAATTTAAAGATAAATCATAAAACCTATTTGCTTTCATAGGTAAATCTTGTGGTGGTGTTCCAAACATGTTTGTTACACCTTCACTTCTAGTTGTTGTATCTATTTCTTCATCTTGTTCTGGCATTGTTGTTGTAGTTGTAGATGGTGTTGGACTAGGGTCAAAACCCTCTTCAGGAACTGGTATTCCTCTGTCTGGATTCAAAGCACCTAGCTCAACATTTAATCTATTTATAAGTCCTGGAAAGTTTTTTCTATCTTCATCTGTTATAGATGTATTCCATATTTTAGCAACCTCATCTTCATCATCTAATAACAACGCATCATAAAATTTCTTACTAGATAATTTACCTGGTCTGTTGTATGTACCTATAACCATGACATCAAACTGTTCCTGATTAAATGTAATACCATAATTTTTTAGTCTTTGATTTACAATTCTTTGTATTTCTTCCAAATCTTTTTCAAGTAATTCATTTGCTTTTTCTTCTGTTATAGTGTCACCTAATTCAAACTGTTCTCCACCTGATGTATTACTGTGACCATAACCTATTGATATAGAATCTCCATCTTGATATGCTTCTAATCGCAACTCTTCAAGTTCTTTTATAATTTCTATAGCAGGTATTGATGCTTCTAAGTCCATATTATCCTCCTTCTGCTGCTGCTAAACCTCTAAGGTTTCTTTGCATTCTAGCAAAAGTATCATCTTCTTCTTCTGCTTTTTCTGCTAATGCTTCTCTAGGTGCAAATATTTCATCAAGAACATCTTCACCTGCTTCTGTCAATACCTCTGGGTCTGGTTCTTCTGCTTCTACTTCTGGAACAAACATTGTTTCTCCAGTCAGTGCGTTGTATTGTAATCTCTCTGGTTCTGCAGGTTGTAAATCACTAAGTGATGAAGCATACTCTTCTGCACTTACACCTAGCTTCTTCATAATTATTTGTTTCTCACTTGTAGAGAGTGGACTACCTTTTCTTACTTCTGCACCTGCTAACATATCATCAACAAAATCTGTAAGGTCTTCCTCTGAAAATTCATAACTACCTGTCTGGTATGCTCTTTGAGATTGTGCATAATCATTTAGTGATTTAGTAGCATTTAACCAAGACATCTTACCACCATTGTTCATACTAAATTCCATAGCAAGTTTTAAACCTTTCAGTGTTTCTGCATCTGCGTAAGTTCCATAGGTTTTATTTAAATCTATAAGTCCTGCATTAGATAATAAATTTTTTGTTTGTATTCGTAAAACAGGAGGTAAAGCATTGAATTGTTTCAGTACATCTCTTTGATAATATACATATTGAAATGCCTCTCCAGAACCAAATATTTCTCTTCTTTCTTTTTGATATAAGTCACTCGTTAAAAACTCTTCTGCAGCAACATTTTTTACCAAAGGGTCACCACTATCTGGGTCTGTTTTTGCTTGTCCACTCTCATCATATTGAGGTACTTCGTATGTTTTTTGAAAACCTTTACCTAGTGGTTTATTAGGGTCTTGTACTTCCATACCTAATAAATCTGCTATCTCTTGTGCAAACTTCGTTGCATTACCTGAACCTGGTGCAACCATACTTTCTGTAGGCTCTGCTATGTTTTCTGGTGATTGTATTTTACTGTCTTCTTCTACCTCATCTGGCATAAGATATGGTAAACCACCTGTTTCATTGTTATTGTCATCTTCTGCAGGGTGTCCTGGTATATGTGGCATTAGTTGTCGACTCCAAATCTATTTAACTCATAACTAAATACTTCATCAAATACTACCATAAACAAAGGTTGTTTTGCTATAATCTCATACCCTTTATCATATAATTTCATTCTTACTGCTTGTGCTTCATTAGTATCAGATGTAACCAACCAGTTTACAGCGTTTTGTTCATTAGGATAATTCTTTTCATCCTGTATAGTGTCTATTGCTACTTGTCTAAAATCTACATATTCTTTTATGAATGGTGTAATATCAAACTCTGCAAACCTTGGGTCTTCTACTGCTCTTACTAGAAAATCTACAAGCACTCCATTTTTTAATCTTTCTGGTAATTCACCACCTAATACCTTATTCATCTGTTCTGATTTACCATAAGCCATAGGAAACCAATTACCCAGTTTTGCATCTATCACTGCATTTGAAGCCTGTATATTTTCTGGTGTGTCTTTCCCTGTAGCTATAAGAGTTTGTAGCTTGTCATCTTTTGCTGCTCTGCCCATAATTGATGCTAAATATCTTTGCACCTCTAAGTACATCTCATCTTCATTCTTAGGAGTTATCAATCCCATATATTTCACAGCTTGATAACCACTGAAATCTATCTTACCTTCATCAATATTCCTAGAAAAATATACAAGTACAGGACCATAGTCTTCAGCTAATTCTGGATTGTCATTTACAAATTCATATTCTTTTGTAGTTCTTGGGATTCTACCTGCCTCTGATACTGTTTTACCTCTAACTTGTAAACCTGCAGATGTTAGTTGTTCGCTTATATCATACTTATCTAAACCAAGTAATCTAACCACTTCTAATAATGCGTAATACTCTCCTTGTCTTGGTCCAAGTATAGAGTTCCACTGTTTTCTCATATCTTGATAAAAACCATGTATTGCAGCTAACTCAACCATATTGTTGTATGCAATACCTGCTTCGTACCCTTCTTCTCCATACCATTCATTAAAACTTTGTTCATTACCTTCTATCTTGTAAAGCACACTAAGTTTTGGTGCAAATGGACTTACAAATCTATCCCATGTTTTTATTGTGTATAAGTTATTTCTAACTAATGCACCTATCTCTTGTATCTTATCTACATCATCTGCATACTCAGGATGTAACTGTGCTGCTATCTGCATACCATTTGTAGTAGAAGAAATCCATATATCTTCATCTACACCTTCAAAACCAAAAGACTTGCCCATAGAATTGAACCAATTTTTTGCAACTGATGGTATTGCCATATCTACTAACTCTGCAGGTAACTCTGTAAGTGATAATGGTTCATCACTGAAAGGTAATTGAAAACCTGCCATAATATTTTTTTCTACAAATTTTCTACCTCCAGGATTATTTCTAAGAAGAAAACCTAATGGCATTGTTATACCATCTCCTAATGATGGTAGATAACCTACACCACCAACCCCTAATGATTTAAGTGGATAACCTTTTTTAATGTATACTCTGCTATCTTCATCCGATACATCTTCTGTAGCTAAACCACCCAACTCTGATTTTGTGTGTACTTGTAATGGTGTTCCTGCTGTAGGCATAAACACATACAAATCACCAAACCTATCTTGTGCAATAACATTGTTTTCAATTCCTCTTCTTACACCTTGACCTATTTGTACAGCAGCTTTTGGATTGTTAGCAGTAAGAAGTAAATATCTACCCATGTACTCACGATAGGCTTCAAAGAAAGCAAAAGAACTTCTGTATGCTTGTGCAAAATAACCTCTTTCAGTTAAGTTATACAACAAGTTAGCGTTAGCTTCCATAGATGCTTCCAATGCTCTTTGGTGTATGTCCATAGCACTCATGTTTCTAGTGATGTTGGCTCTAACATCATTCATATCTAACAATGTTGTGTAACTATATTCATCCATGTTTTGCATAATGGTGTTAGTTCTTGGATTGAATACTTCTAATGATTTATTCTTTCTATCAAAAATACCTTTTATTAATGACTTTTCAAATATTGTATCTGCAATAAATGCTTTCTCTTCTATTTCTTTACCTTGTCTACTAGCTAAATAATTTTTACCTCTGATTATTGGTTCATCACCTAATGCTTTTATTTGTTTATCGTTTAATAATCTTTTACCTTTAGTTCTAAGTAAGTTATATACAGCAGAGTTATTTATTACTTCGTATGTGTCATCTTGTTTAAACAACGCCTCTACTATTTCATCACCTTCTTTTATAAGATATGATTCACCAAAACTAATTTGGTCTGCTGCTAATGCAAGATATTTAGCTTTTATATATGCTTGTACTCCTGCGTTTATTCTTGTATCTTTAACACCTCTGTTAATTTTTACTGATACATCTAATACCCATTGACCTCTTGATTCATCCCATTTACCACCTAGTACATGGTCAGCTAGTCTTAATTTATCTTGATTATCTTTTATAAACATAGATACTGCATCTTTTGTTAAAGAATCTTTACCTGATAGAACAAGCTGTCTTGTTTTATATGGTGATACATACAACATAGCTTCCTTACCCCAAGACTCTGGATTACCTAAATTTAAACTAAATCCATCTATGTTTGCTTGTGTAAATCTAAATACCTCATCAATAAGTTCATCAGTAATACTTTGTTTAGGTATAACTACATTTATTTTTTTACCTAATACTTTTTCTATTGTCTTTCTTCCTACATCAAATGTAAGCTCACCACTGTAGTTGTTTGTCTGTGATTTTCCTTTAGTAGATGCTTGAAACTTACTTTTGATTTCTGTTAGATTAGGTTGTTTGTTTGATAAACCAAGTATATCTTCCAAGCCTCTTTTAGTTGCACCTGGTTTACTTAGATAATCTATAGCTTCATTTACTATGATGTCAATATCACTATCTGCATAACCACTGTCAAAACTATTTTTAAGTACATCTTTTAATAAATCTTCGTTAGGTAATGCACCATTGTAAATAACTTCATCTTTCTTAAAATTAGTTACAAATGTACCTACCTTAGAATCATCAAATCCTAATCTTCCCTCTGCTATATTATCTGCAGAACCATAAACTAATCTTTCTGCTTCTTGGATATCAGTGGTAAATTTTATACTATCTTTGTTAATAGGGTTTTTTGCAAGAAAGTTTACACTTCTATTACCACCTTGTTCTGTAAACACTGTCGTAGTAAATGTTGTTTCACCCTTGTAAGTTTTCTGTGTTACTTGTGGTTTTATATTTACATTTAAGACTTCATCATATTCTTCTAATGTAGAAGCAGCTCTATCTCTTTCTTTTTGTATTACTTCTATAACATCATCAGATAAATTAATAACACTGTCTTCATCATTGTGTATTTTTAATAACTCATCTAGTTCTGCTTTTCTACCAAATACAGAGAATGCTTTGACAAACTCATCATATCCTTGTTTTAAATAAGGTATACGAATAAATGAACCTTCACCTTGTGTAGTAGCAAAAAATAAAGAATTTAAAAGATTTCTAAATGTTTTTTTACCTTCAATAATTTGACGCTCTGCATCCATCTTTGGATATGGTATTTCAAAAGGTAGTTTATCTTTATTCTTGTTATACAATGTAGCAATTCTTCTTGATGCTTTTTCTGCAATATCAGGAGTAGTAGAAGATAAATCTCTAAGATTAATGTTTCCTATCTTTGCATCAGCAATAACATTTAACAAATCAGAAGAACCACCTGTATAATTATCTATACTTTGACTGTAATGTTTTGCAAGTCGTAAAAAATCTTCTTCTGTCTGAACAACACCAACTTCTAAGTTTCTTTGTTTTGGTCCTCGTATTTGAAACCCTTGATTTCCTTCATCTATTATTTTTAAAAATGCAGGTTCTTTTTGTAATGTCTGTGCCATTTGTTCT